CTGTAGCCAGTCGAAACATTATCAATCGAAAGACATGCGTCGATCCTAAACGACGTAAACGACTTGAACGCAATCCGCAGAAGTGGTTAAAATATTATCTCGCTGGTGCATATTCCAGACCATTCGAAAAACCGCACAAGGAAATCATTAAGGGCGTTACTCGCGCTCATGAAACACAAGGCCGATTCGTTGTTGCCGCCGAAAGGGGCGTAGGGAAATCCGCATTGCTTTGGGGTATGATCCTTTATCTCTCAATGTCTGGTAATCAAGCATATCCGGTGTGTGTTCCATGGGCGTCGGCGGCATTGAAAAGGGCGTTCCGGTTCTGGAAAACCGCGCTATGCTTCAACGAGTTACTGCTTGCTGATTATCCTGAATATTGCCAGCCGTTCGCCGCCGCTAAGGGCGTGGCTCAACGTGTGCCGAATATAACATGGTCGGACACAAGCGGTGTGACCGGCGCACAATTAACAGTTGGCGAGGGTATGATTATACTACCTGACAATCTTGGCTGTATGGGCGGTTCCACGATCAACGGAAACATTCGCGGCCTTAACCATCCGCAACATGACGGCACAATTTTACGCCCGTCAATCGTGGTAGTTGACGACGTACAGGATCGCAAGGTAGCAAAAAGCCAGACCATGATTAATGAAACAATAGCGATAATCGAAAGCGACGTGGCTGGGTGTGGTGAAACAGGGCGTGATCTGCCTATGTTATTGGCTTGCAACTGCATAGCCCCTAATGATGTAGCAGAACATTACCTGACTGATCCCGGCTGGCAAGCCCTGCGCGTGTCATGCATTGAACACTGGCCTACCGGATGGGATGACGAAAAATCAGAAGCGCGTCGGTTGTGGGATGAATGGCACGATAGGTTTTTAAGCGACTCAAAGGACAAGGCGTTCTATCGAAAGAACAGGGCAGGGATGACCAAGGGCATGAAGCTGTCAGCTCCTGCGGCGTTCAAGGGGTCGGAGAAATGCCCTGATGCTTTCTATGGCGTCATCCGTATGTGGTTCAGGATGGGGCGTGATGCGTTCATGGCGGAAAGGCAACAGCGTCCAGTCGATCCGGTAGCCGAGGCTGGGCCTTATACCCTGACCCCAGCAATCATTCAAAGCCGGTCAGACGAAAGTCGTAAACAACTTACGGTTCCCTCGTGGGTAACTCGAGTGTATGCAAGTAGCGATGTAAATCCAAGCTATGCTTTTTCAACCGTGGTGCTTGGTTTCGGCGAGGATCAAACAGCGGCAGTGTTATGGTACGGGCTTCACAAATTGAGCATACCAGGGGAAACCCCAGCCCCTGAACTTGCTAAGGCTTTATTCGAGCAGTTAAAACTTCACGGAAGAGAGCTGTCTGGCTTGCCTATGAATGTTGAATCGTGGTCTATTGATGCAGGTGGAGCGCAGTTTGATCCAATTATTTTGTTTGCGTCAAAGTCGGCGCATTTGTGTGGTATACCCGCTCATGGATTTACAGGTCGAGGGGCGAAGCATTATAGGCCGTGGGGGAAAAGCGTCAGTGGTGCATTGCGTGAACAGTGTCACGGCTGTCTTGGTAAAAAGGATGGGCGTCATATTCGTTGGATAGCATGGAACGCTGACTACTGGAAAGAGATTGCCCAGCGTGCATGGCTAGGGGAAATAGGAAGCCCCGGTTCTGTATCTCTCTACACTGGAACGCATTCAGAGTTTTCAGCTCAAGTTTGTGGCGACAAGCTGATGGGTAAAGGTGACATAGGCGGTCAGGTGTTTTGGAATTATCACCGCATGCCCGGACGTAATGACTTTGGCGACGCAATGGCGCAGGGTTACGCTCTGGCGGCGTACAGTGGGATCGGAACTGGTGGACGTGTGGCAATATCAAGCCGTAAAAAGTACAGGCAATCAGATTTTACAGGAGGAAAACGATGAGTAGAAAGGTATGGCCCACAGATTACGTCGCTGATGACGACACAGAGAAGGGTATCAGATGCCCTAAATGCAACTGCCCTCGTAGTAGCGTCAGGAACACAGCAAACACGTACGGGAACCGCCGCTGGCGTCGGCGTGTGTGTGCAAATTGTGGCCACAAGTGGACGACATTCGAGGCATAGCGCACTTGCGAAAACTCCAAAACTGCTATATATAGACCCTACCACGCCGATCACGTTTTTTACATTGACAAAATAGCTTGACTTTCATATTTTTCGTTACATGACCACAACCAGAAACGAAAAAATTGAAGAGATGCTCGACGACCCTGAATCTGTATCATCCGATGCAGGCAACGTAACCAACCGATCAATCCCTGACGCTATCGCGCTGGACAAACATCTTGCCGGTAAAGAGGGTGTTACGGCAAAGACGAAATATATGGGATTTCGACTCGGGCGGTTCAAAGCGCCGGAGCATTACTGATGACAGCGAAAAGGAAACGACCATCAAGGGCAAAGCATAAGCGTTCTGTTTTTGATGCAAGCGCACAGGCTACGCGCATCAAAGCCCGTTACGATTCAGCGCAAAGTACGACTGAAAATGCTACTTTATGGACTGGCGTCGATGGATTATCAGCCGCACAAGCCAACAATCCAGCCGTACGCAAGACAATCCGTGACCGCGCACGCTACGAAGTTGCAAACAACTCGTATGCAAAGGGTATTGTTAAAACAATTGCCGACGATACCATAGGGCAATCAATCCAGTTACAGCTTGGCGACACCACAAAGGCGCAACAAATTGAGCAGGATTTCACCGATTGGGCTACAGCTACGAAGTTATGGCAGAAAATGAGAACCATGAGACGCGCAAAATGCGTTGATGGCGAGGTGTTTGCGTTGCTTGTTTCTAATCGTAAGATCAAAAACGAAGTCAAGCTGGATATTAAACTTGTTGAATGTGAGATGGTTGAGTCCTGGGCTACACTTCCCAAGGCTGACGAAATCGACGGCATCCGTTTTGACGCCGAGGGCAACGCTACAGAATACAGGTTACTTAAACTTAACCCATACGATTATAGAGCTTTTAAAAACACAGGCGCTGGTACATGGATACTGGCGCGATACATGTTGCATTATTTTTCACATGATCGGCCGGGTCAGGTTAGGGGCGTGAGTGAAATATCATCTGCTCTTTCACTATTCGGCAACCTGCGAAAATATACTGCGGCTGTCATGGAGAGTGCTTCACGCGCCGCAGAAATAAGCGCCGTAATGCAGACAACGCTTGTGCCTGACGCTGTAGCCGCCGAGCTTGCAGACCCTGTTACTATCATAGAGGCTCAACGAAACGCTATTGTATCGCTCCCTGAGGGCTGGACAATGGGGCAGATGAAAGCGGAACAGCCGACAACGACATATGAAATGTTCAAGTCCGAGATTATCAAGGAAATGGCTCGCTGTTTATCAATGCCATTCAACGTGGCGGCTGGTGATTCAAGCGGATATAACTATGCAAGCGGTAGGCTTGACCATCAAACATACGACCGTGCTATTGATGTTGAACGCATGGATGTTATAGCCGATGCGCTGAACCCTATTTACGCGGAATGGCTTGCTGAATATTCAACCCGAAAGAGTTTGTCAAAAGCTGATATCAAACTGGCTCAGTCTCACGAGTGGTATTTCACCGGGCGCGGTCATGTTGATCCTAAAAAGGAAGCCGAAGCTGATGACATTAGACTTAAAAATAAATCTCTCACATACTCTGCGTATTATGCGAAGCAAGGGAAAGACTCTAAGCGCGAGGATCAGCAATGGATTAGAGAGCGAGTTGCTTCTGAATTGAGATGGAATGTGGCGCGTAAAGAGGCAGGACTTGAACCTGCGCCTTATCCTTTGAGTGAAGACGCGCCTGTAACAACGGAACCTGATACACCTGATAGCGATGAAGAAAAATAACAGAAAGGCATGATATGAAAAATAATGGTTTAATGAGCATGTTAAGTCAGTGCGACATAACAGCCGCCGCCGCAAAGGAAGGCGAGACACCGAAGCTGCCGACGTTTAACATGATCGCATACAGTGGCGGTATTATGGTTGTTGATATGTGGGGGCCTGTGGTTGTTGATCTTGCAGGCATGGAAGTCAGCGACAAGACGCCTATCCTATACAGCCACGGCACTTACTCACTCGACAACGTGCTTGGCCAAACAATAAAGGTTGAGAAAGGTGATACTCTAAAAGCTAACGGAACTATCATGGGTGATTCGGATGTTGTCAAGCAGGTTGTGGCACTCGCGAAAAACGGATTCGGGTTTCAAGCCAGTATTGGAACGCAGGTAAAGGAATATAAAGAAGTGCAAGAGGGTGAATCCATAGAGGCTAATGGACAAACATTAAAGGGTCCGTTTAAGTTCGTGTCAAAAAGTAAGTTAAACGAAATTTCAGTACTGGCTCTCGGCGCCGACTCCACAACGGAGACTGAAATCGCGGCAAAAGCCGAGAAGCCAAAAACAAAGGAGATAGTTATGGAGGCTAAGAAAAAAGTAGAAAAGACCGCCGATGAAATTCGAGCGGAAGCAGTCGGAGAACAGAATCGTATCTTGCGTTTGCAGGATGTGGCTAAAGACCATCCCGAAATTCTGGCAGAGGCCGTGAAGGACGGATGGGATGAAGCTAAAGCAGTCCTGGCAGTTCGTGACGCTCAGATCGTAGCGCTGAATGCCAAGATCAAAGCTGACGAGGAAGGCTCAAAGCGTCCACAAGCCCCGAATCTTAAAGCTGACGGAGACTCAAAGATCAGCCTTAAAGTGATTGAGGCGTCAGCCGCCCTTAACGCCGGACTCGAAACGGCTGAGAAGGTCTATGATTCTGAGACGTTGAACAAAGCGCAGGACTTGAAGCTTAACAGTATTACTGATCTGGTGAGGGCTGGCCTCGCATTGAGCGGTAAAACACTGGATTACAGCCGACATCAAACGAGGGATTTCTTGCAGGCCGCGTTCAGCACTCGCGACATTGCTAATATCCTGTCAAACCTTGCCAACAAGTTTATTTTGGAAGGTTACGGAGAAGTCGAGGAAACGTGGAGAGCTGTTGCCAGTATTCGTTCTGTTGTTGATTTCAAAGTCAATACCGGATCACGCCTGATTATGACCAATCTGCTTCAAGCCATGGGGCCGGGTGGAGAGATTAGCCATGGATCAGTGTCTGATGAGGCTCGCACGGTGCAGGCAGATACAAAAGCGTTGATGCTTGGATTTCCACGCAAAGACATTATCAATGATGATCTTGGCGCTATTAGCGACTCCCCAAGGCGTCTTGGTTATGCGGCGGCCAGAACCTTTAATACGGATTTCTGGGCGGCACTCACGGCGGCTGTTGCGGCATCGTTTACCGGCGCACATGCGAACACAACCACAGGTGCGCTGACAATGGCCACTCTGACGGTTGCCGAGCGTTTGTTCATGGGCTTGACTGACGCTGATGGTAACCCAATCGGAACAGAAGCGAGTATATTGCTGACTGGACTCACAGCGGCTACTCCTGCGCGTGAATTGTTCGTATCGACGAACCTCAACGCCGGTGGGTCTGCTCGTAATGTGCAATCTAATATATTCGCGGCCAAGTTCACTCCTGCCATTACTCGGTATCTGGCAACTGCTCCCTGGTATCTGGTGTCATCGCCTCTGGCTATGCCATTGATGCAGGCCGCGTTCCTAAATGGTAGACAGGAACCGTTTGTCGAAACATCTGACGCTGATTTCAACACTCTTGGAATCCAGCTCCGGTGTTATTTCGATTACGGCGTGGCGATGGGTGAATGGAGAGCTGGCGTCCGTTCAACTGGTGTGTAAACAAAAACAATAGGATATAGCCCGGTTTGAAATATAGCCGGGCATAACCTTAAACAAGGAAGGAATGAATCATGGCTACAAAGCATAGCGTAGGAAATAGAATTAATTATACTCCGGCCGCTGACGTGGATTCTGGTGCTGTTGTCGTGCAAGAGGATTTGCTTGGCATTGCGACCACTGATATCGACGCTGACGTGCTTGGAGTTTTGGACGTAGAGGGTGTGTTTGATGTGGCGAAAGACACTGGTAGTGGCACAGCTCTTGCGGCCGGTGTTATCGTTTATTGGGATGAAACCAATGAATATTGCACCGAAACATCATCCGGTAATACTTATATGGGGAAAACTATACTCGCCGCTGGTGCTGATGATGCGACAGCCAGAGTAAAACTCACTCCGTAAACAAGTAAAGGAATAAAAATCGTGGTGTTCCAAACTGCACAAGTCCTGTGTCTGGGCCCGAGATTGGCCGAGGCCATTAGCATGCTGCAAGGCAGCAGTTTGGACACCCTTTTTCTTGGGGTGAATAGAGCAGTTGAAGCGATTGAGTGTCAGTATTGGGTTGCGATAGACTGGAAAACAATAGACGAAGGGCATCCGATTGGTAGTCCGGAGATCATAACAATCGAAACGGCAAGACAGAAACTTGCGAAACCTGTATCAAGGGCATATAGGACAACGGCTAACCGCCCTGACATGCCGCCTGAAAAGACAGGCTGGCTCAACTACTCATCATTGTTAGCGATAGCGTCTGCCTATGACCTTGGGTGCAAAGAGATCAATGTTTACGGCGCGGATATGTCCGGTCTTAAAGATTGGGATGGAAACCAGAACGGGCGCGTATGCAGAACAGAAAAAAGATGGATAAAAGAACGCAAACAATTTGATAGTCTGTGTGGCTGGCTGGCTGGTAAAGGCGTAAGGGTTACAAGAATATGAATCAGGAAACATTATTATACACGCACAGCGATGAGGCATACGGTCATTTTGTCATTCCGTTTATGTACTTCGCGCTGATGGCTGATGAGTCCTACTCAGTTGAAGTGTGGGCTGAGGACTCTGGCCGGCACAAAGCCAATGCCGCAAAACTGAACGAGCTGTTTGGCGGTAGATCGTTGCTTGTCAATACCGATAGCCAGTTTCCCGCTGTAGATAGATTTAGGGAACAGCCTAAAACAAGTAAATCTTATACCTATATTTCCGACATCGACATAATGACGCTTGATCCACACATTAGGGAACGGCATGTGGCAAATCTTGACAGCCGGTGCTATTCAAACGCCATACGCGACCGCTTGCCTATAGAGGAATTCCCACGATTAACAGGATTGATGTTTGTGATTACCGATGAATGGTACGCCGCAACAGAAGCGGCGCGGAAGTTGCCGTTTGAAGGAAGCGACGAAATGATACTCGCGCAGATTGCCTTTTCTGTGTTCCCTGAAACAAAGGCAGAGCTTGAAGAAAAAGGGTGTATTCTACACGTCGAAAAGTCTGGGCCAAAGACATGGGTGCGACCTGTTCACGGAATACATATGTCCATAGCGCGTGATCCGCGCGCTAAAATAGGATGGGAGTTAAAAAACAGATGGCTTAACGCTTTGAAGAGAATTGAGAAACACGAAACATGGCCGGAGTTCTGGTCAATGACGGATGAAAAATGGAAACAGCAATACAACCGAATAAAGTCAGGGAAATAGGAACGCTCCACGCTTCGGATATCTTCGGCAAGATTTATCTGAAAAATGGCTGGATAGGAAACGAGTCTATGTCTGGGCCGGGGTCAGACGTTGCCCGGTGCGAGTCTATTATCCATGCGATTCCCGAACTCTTTACAGAATTTAATATTATGAGCATGTTAGACATCCCTTGTGGTGATCTCAACTGGATTCGGCATGTTGATTTTACGGGCGTGAAATATACAGGCGCGGATATTGTGATTGATCTTATCCATGATGATTTTGAGAAATATGACCGCGCCGACATGCATTTTCTCGTGCTTAACATCATACAAGATCAGCTCCCAGCGTGTGACCTTATCTTATGCCGTGACTGTCTTGTTCATTTCTCGTTTGACGACATCAAGAAAACGATTGTCAATATCATAAAAAGTAAAGCTAAATATCTTCTTTGCACGACGTTCACAAATGCAGGTCGTGAGAACAAGGACATGGTGACCGGACACTGGCGTCCGTTGAATATGGAGGATGCGCCTTTTAATTTCCCAGCCCCGTTAAAGATGATTAAAGAAGATGTGGTGGGAGAGTTTGCAGATAAAAGTCTTGGATTGTGGAACATTGAGGAGCTAATAAAATGAACGCTGTCGAAGCCCAATCGAACGCTTATGGATCGCACATGCCGGTACTGAAAAAGTACATAGAGGACTTCAAGCCGAAAACGGTATTTGAATTCGGGTGTGGTGACAATTCAACACCATTATTCATTGAGCATTGCAAAAATGTAATTTCAATTGAGATGCAGAAGCCGGAATGGTTTATGAAAATGCTTAAAAAACATGGTGGTAAGCTGGGCTTTTATTTGTTCTGCATGTTAGGAAAAGACACAGCTCCTGAATATCTGTCTACTCAGCCAAGTCGATTTGATTTGATTTTCGTTGATGGGTCAATGAGCCGGTGGTTACAGATCAATGCAGCAATCGCTAAAACTGATGTGATAATTACACATGACACAGGACAGCCGTGTTACCATTGGGAACGTGTCATATTGCCGAAAGGCTGGGTCTGGATTGACCTACCGAGTTTTGACCCGTGGGTATCAATAGTGACTAACCGACATGATGTTGCAAATTGGTGCTGTCAGTTTGATGGAGTCCGGCTTTATAAAGCAATGACGGACAAGACGTATCGTAAGGACGCAAAATGTTAGTCTATACAGCAATATTTGATGGTGCTGAAC